TCTTAGCAAGTCTTGTGAAAAGACAAGCTAAGAAACCTTATGCGAAAACCCTACCAGATTATAACCCTGTAAAACACAAAAAACACAAAACACAAAAAACACACATAAACCATATAACCCCCTATAACCAAATGTCTGGGCCAGACAAAAAGAAAAAATTAAGTGAGTGATTCTGGGGGGATGCAGAACGTTCAACCTCACAGCCCTATAGCGTTAACCTGTAACCTATGTTCCCCCACTAGACTCGGAGATAGTTTATTACAAATTTAAACGCATCTAAGAATCTGTATCAGAATCGGGAGCATCTTTTACAATACAATCCCCTTCAGAATCCCAACGACCTATATATGGTCCCAAAGAGCCATCTGAATTTCGTTTATACAGTTTCTCCAAGGAACCATCGCGCCAATAGGTTCCAGACCCATGCGTAAAGGGTTTTAGTACTACTTGTACAACATGCTTTACCTCCAACGGCGTATCCATAGTTTCTGCCAATCCTTGCAGAGGAGATTTCGTGATAACAGTTGTGGTGCTCGCACCGAGTTGTGTAAGAATAGATGTATCAAGTGTAGTAAGAGGTTCGCTGTGGGCCTTCTTGAGTGGCTTCTTACGTTGTTGTTTCCCAGGACCGACTACACTAGGCGCAGAATGTAAAAGTTCAGCAGGAGCACTGCTAGTGTCAGAACTTGGAATAGGTACAGTTGGCTTTCCAGAAGAGACACTAGCTCCATCTGCTTGAAGTGCGGCAATTGTTCGGATCTTGCGACCAGTTCCTGCAATAGTCTTGGCCTTCATAGCAAGTTCTAGTATACTAGAAGAAGGTGCTCCATAAGCCTCTAATTTGGAATGATACCAAGGACTGTCATAGATATGAGACTCCTTGGTATAGGGTCCTCCCACAAGTCCATGAGGAAATGTTCCTGAATCTTGTGTTTTAGTTTGTATAGCAAGGCAAGCACAATATGTACATAATCCTTCTGTAGAGCAAGCCGAGCCGCATACTGTTTCTAGATAAAAGCGATGTTTTCCGTCCCCAAACTTGACTGCCAAGTCTTTATAGGTCAGTCGTTTGGTACAGTACATTTTGATACTACCCTATCCTATTCAGCAATAGCCAATTTTTAGGAACGACGTTTCAAACTAAGCATATACGCAGAGGCTACAGTACATACAGCAAGGATGGCAACTAATTGTTCATGACTGAAATACAGACCGTAACTGTAATAATGATCTGGAATTTTACAGGTGGGACATGATGCTCTGTCTAAAAATGTATCACTATCGGCAACAGATGTATGTTCTGTATTGTATATGAGTCGCAACTTGGGATGTTTAATAATTTTTAAACCCTTTAATTCAGTGCATGCGCTCATATAATATTCAATATGTGTTTCAATGGGATATGGGTTTGTAAGAAGAATTTTAGCTCCTTTGCGACTTAGTATATATCCATGGGCTCCTGTAAATTGTGAAACAGAAAGCCAACCGTTACGTTCAGAACCTACCAAGGGAGTTTCTACAAACTTCCAGTTATGACGGCCAAGAAGCCATACATCCCATGCAGGAGGAAGTGTCTTTGCCAATGCATCAATCGTGTCTAGTTCATGTTGTCGTAACAATGTATCGTCTTCAAATACAACAAGATACGGCTCCTTTCCTTTTAGAAAATTTTCCCATAGTGTAACATGAGAAAATGTAGCGCCAATGGCGCCTACTGTATTAATTTCATAGTCACTGCGTCTGTATTTATTGCGAATATTGTGTTTTGTATGGATACTTACACGATCGTCATTCATGACGTCTAGTTTAGAGCCATCTACTGCAGAAAATCGTTGAAGTTGTTTGAATTGTTTGACTGTAGGTTGCTTTGTAAATGTAGCCCATCGTTCGGGTCTTCTATCCAAATTAATCACATAGGTTGGGTAGAGACGAATATCTTGGAATGCCATTGTTTCTAAGAATACTGTATATAAATTTTATAAGAAGTTTGGTTTACTTCGTAATACTTCTTCTACTTCACGATTGTAGTTGCTTTGATTGAAAGTAATTTGTTGTGCTCTTTTACGAAGCAATCCTAGTCTATTGCTCAGATTAGACTGGTTCTTTTTCTGGTTCTTGTTCTGGTTCTTTTTTACCTGTTTTCTTGTAGTATTAGTTGGCGTACGAAGTGTAGAAAGCGCATTTGTCAGTTCCCTAGTTCTTTGGTTTAGTAGTGGACTTTCAATCTCTTGAACTCGTTTGGCAACGGTTCCTCTATATGCTGGTGCTATTGGTGCTACTGGAGCTACTGGTGCTACTGGTGCTACTGGAACCTGTGCAAACCGAGGACTTCTGCGAGGAGGAGGGGGTGCTACTGCTGCTCGGACAGGAATTGGCAATGGAGCTGGAACATTTACAGGAAACGAAGGAAATGATTCAGCAGATGTAGTAGAATCAGTAGAAACTGAATTGAGCTCGTCCTCCAATGCCTCCAAGTGCGCTTCTGTTGCAGCTTCTACAGCCTCTGCAGCCGCTATTTCAGACGGTACCACATCAATTGGCACACCTTCTGGAAGTGTTGTAAGTTCTTCAACGACCGATACAAGCCGTCTTTCTGGAAAAGGTCCCTCCAAAACAGTTTTATCACTGCATTTGTCCGAAGCTGGATTGGAAATCTCAATAAACTGCAATAAATAGGGTAGAAAGATACGTTTAAAATCCAAGTTCCTATACGCATTTGTTTTACTTGCTACATCTACCATTAATTGAACTTGGCACGCTTTCAATCCAAAGAATCGTAATTTACCAGCATTTTTCAAATTTACAAATTTAGGACTATTTTCTACATCAAATAGAATCCTATGTAATTCCAAAAGAAATTCAGATACACTTGTAAGTACAATGTGTCGCTTTGTCACTTTGATTCCTTCATAGGTCGCAAATCCAAGACCAATTGTTGGAATTGCAATTCCAAGACCTGTTGCAAGATAGGTGAGAAACCCTTCAAATATAAGAGCAGCTCCTCCAACGGTTGCTGTACTCTTTAATAAGAACCTAATAACAGGCACCAGTATTCCTTGAAAAAACCCATTTAACTGTTGCGTAGTCTGAATGTGTTTGTTTTCATTTACACCCTTTTGAATCGCAAGTTTTAAATAATAAGGAATATATCTCCAAAATGCCTTTGTTTTCTGTAACATATCAAGTGCGTTTACCATAAGATGGGATAAGAGAATCGCATTTAGTAAAATGAGTTCGTCATATGCGATAATTTTGTACTGCAACAAGTCTTCTCTATCTTGTTTTTCCGAAACACTTTTTCCTAGTACTGTATTGTATCGTTTGCGAGTCACTTGGTTTGCTTTGGTAACACCCTTTTGTTCTAATTCAACCAATTCCTCAATAGTTTTTGCCTTTAAAATAGTAGAATATCCTGCCAAGTCAATAGGAAAAATCCGTTTTGTAATTCCCTTTCCCTGTAATGCGGCAGTTGCCATTCCATCAATACGTCTGAAAAAATTCTGCTCATATACATCTGCTCGTAAAGCAGGATAATTTACATTGTAATAGGTAGGTTCTTCTACAGGTACAGGTGGTAGATTATACAGTGCTAGATTTACATTTGTAGGAGCTGGTTCTTGTGCAAAGCGTGCCCGTATATTTTCTGTTACTTCAGATGCTGGAATTGCCTTCTGAAATTTTGTACCATTTACATGACCATTGCTGGAAAATAAGAGTTTTCCAGTGGCATTTGTTGTAACTCCAAACCGTTTTTGTCTATTATTTCGTGTGCCAGTATTTTTATATAATTTTCTGATAGTTTTACCTGGTGTTGGTTGTACTCCAGAAGGATAATAGGAAATCCCTCTTGTATAATTTTTTCCAACCTGAGGGCCCACTGTATTCTGAAACAGCTTTTTGCGAGTCGTATTTACAGTTCGTTTCTCTTCTGTACCAAGTGTATTGTATGCAACAGTATTTGCTGGAAGTACTTTTGATGTAGTAGGAACTATATAGTCCTTTGTTCTTACCGTCCTTGAAAACGGCCACCACCACGGCATTCTACTAGTTCCCTATAGTTTAGGTTGGAACATGTAACATAGATGCTAAAGGATATGTGAGTCCTTGTAGCCAAGAAAGTTGAGATTCGGAAGGGTATATAATAGAACTAGTAATTTTATGGGGTTTTGGAAATCCGTTAAAGGTTGTACTTGTACAAGACGTATACGCGCCCATATTTGGAATACAGAGCCAATCTCCAACTTCTAGTTCTTCCATACACGGTGAATTGGCAATCCAGTCTAAACTGTCGCATGTTCGGCCAAATAGTGTAGCAGGTGTCTTGTATCTTGAAAAAGCCGAATCACGCAGTATTAGACGAGCAATAGCTGGTTTAGCATGATCGTACGGAATACAACTAAATTGTCCATAAATACTTTCATCAATGGTATATCGCCATCCTCCGCCATTTCGGGGCTTTTTTCCAATTACAGGAACATAGAGAGTTTGAATTGGAGCAGCAAAAAAGCGACCAGGTTCGGCAATTACTTGTACAGGGTTCTCTAGATCCAAGAGTCCTAACTTGGCAGAGTTTGCTTGTTGTTTGAATGTATGTTCGTCAGGAGACCAGCCGCCTCCAATATCCAACACTTCCATATTATGTACAAGCGCGCTTGCTTGTAATTGATTCCATATATGCTTTGACCGTTGAACTGCTTGTTGAAATGCGTTTGGATCGTTTGACCCAGAGCCTACATGAAAACTCAATCCAAGAATCGGCATAGTTAATTGTTTTGCGACAGCTGCCACAGAAGCAATTTCATCGGCAAGAAGGCCGAATTTTGCTCCAAAGGGGCATGCACTGCCTTTGTCTTCCACAGCAATTCGTAAGAGAATATTTGGCTTATATCCAACATCATCCATTTTAATAAGTTCCTCCATTGAATCGGCTGTTACACAGGATACACCTAGCGTCTTTGCGTAGAATATACTCTGTTGTGTTTTGCACGGGTTTGCAAACAAGATACGCTCGCTTGCGCATTGTTTCCCAACCAGTTCTTGTACAAGAACCATTTCACTCCAACTTGCGCAATCAAACGAACCCCCTGCCTTGGAAACCCAATCCAATACTTCAGGGTCTGGATTGCATTTTACAGCATAATAGGGTCGTGCGGATGGCAAGTATTTGTTCCACAAGTGAACCTGAGACTGAAACTTAGCAAAGGAACGAACATATAGCGACATATGTTCGGGAAGTGTACTATGTAAAAAGTTATTCAGCGTGAACTTGATATTCTATAGTGCTATTTTTTTAAGCCAAAAATCGGTATATTCAATCCGCAATCACAAGTTCTAGTACAAGACTTACTTCTCGTCCTTGTGTATGCAACAAGTTGTAAAATACATCACGTAGACTAACTTCCAAATAGGAAATGCGACTAATGGGTGCTGGAGTTGGTACAATTACAGTATCATAGGTCTCTTTATTCAGATATTTTGTTAAAGGAATGGGAGATACAGAACTTAGTCCTCCAGGGTAATTGTATGTATTCAGTTCGTCATTGTAGAATATAGCACTTGGCTCTTTGCGACCAATTCCTCGCAATACAGAACGCAAGTCTTGGGAACTGTTGAAATTCAGATACAGATAGGTTCTTTCAAGAGCATACCATATATTGGGAAGATTGGGTGCCACAATACTTCCTCCAACAGATGTATAATCTGCTGTTTCAAAACCCAAGATTCTTGCAGGACATCCCAGTGCCAAAATAGAATTTGTATCTATATCAATTGTGTCTGTAGTACTTCCAGTCTTGTATAAAAAGGAAAACCCATATCCACCAGTTCCTGTTATTGTTGCTTGACCAGACGCAGCATTTTGAGTAACTGTATATGTATTTTTGATTCCAGAAAGACCATTCAATGCACTTTCAAGTGCCCCTAATACTGTAGTAATTGTGTAAAATCCAACTGGAAGTGTAATTGTATAGCGTACTCCATCTTCAACAAAGGTACATTTGTTCCAGCCAGTATCCATGCTTAGATAGGGAACTGGAATTGTTCCTCCAATCAGTCGCACTTCACGAATTTCCTTGACTGGAAATGGAAAGGTCCACTGAAAATGGCTAGGACTGGGAAACGCTTTTGTATTGCGGTCTATGCTGTTTATTTCAACACGAATGGTTCGTGCTGTCTTTTTCTTCTGAATTTGAAGGGCAGAACCAGACCCAGAAGTCAAAAATGCAGAAGCATCCAATGTATTTACAATAGGCCCGTCTACAAGCTTACTCGGGAAAAGGCTCATATTCTACTTGGTCCCTTTGGTTTGCTGTTGCTTTGCTTTCCACGCAGTATATCCATGACTCTTTTCCATAAAGTAGCTGGAACCAAGTTGTTGGATGGCTAATGCAACAAGAGCTCGTTCTTGTGGTGTACACGCAGCCAAATACTCGGACGAATCGGCTGGAGGAGCATGGGGTACAAGTACCTTGCGAGTACGTGTATCTGTGGAAGAATTCATTTACGTCTATATAGTAGCCAATTCCGAAGGAAATCAATTTTTATAGTACAAACAGAGAAATGGCAACACCCGAGGCCATGCTTGCAATGTTACAAACACATGGAATGCCTTTGGCATACTTTCAAAAGGGAACTACCATCCAAGTGAAAAATGCCATGGTTTCAAACTACTCCTACGTATTGGAAGAAGCCCCTGGAACAAACTTTGCCGAGGACTTCCAACCCTATTTTACACCAGCTCAAATGCTTCGTCTTGGAGTGTTTGAAGGAAAGTATTTGAATGACTGTTTGACGGAATTTCCCGCCGAATGGTTCTTGGACGCACTTGCATTGGACAAATTAAAACCACAGGGTGCCGATTTGACAGTCAATTTGTTTCAAATCCACAGTCGTTTGCCGCTCCAAGAATGGAACAAAAAAGGATGGGTTCCATCAAAGACTTCCACTAAAGCAGCACAGTATCCTCAATTATCAGATCCAGCAGTCAACAAGGATGAACGTGGGTGGTTCCAATGGTATTGTCGGTATTGGATGGGACGACGCATTCCAACATTAGATGCCATTCAAATCAAACGTTGGAAGGCATTTGTCAGACACGCTGGAGGTGTCAAACACAATTGCCAACCATCGGATCTTACATGTAGACCAAGGCAGCGCCAAGCACTTCTTCAATGGGCACACAATCCTTACATCTAATACTATTTAATCCCATCAGTAAGTAAGATGAAGCTAGGGTCCCAGCTATTTGTACTAGTGTTGGGTTGTATTGTGGCAATAGGACTATCTTATAAACAGCCAACTACAATTTTTACCTGTACGACATATTTTGACTTTGAGAAACAAGACAAATGGACGGCGTTTTGCAAGGCAATGGATACTATTCAAACCATGCATACTTCGGCAACTCTGAATCAAATTCAGACATGGTATATTGTCAATGAATATAGTCCTTCTCCGAAACAAAGTTGGGCGCCTCTTATACATGCTAAATATCCATTTGTGACATTTATTCAGAAAGGACCTAGTCAAAAAGGACAAGCCGCTTCTATGAATCTTATTTTAGAAGCAATTCAACCTTATAAATACTGGATTCATTGGGAAGAAACATGGTATTGTCGCAGCCCATGTTTAGACCGAATGCTTGATGTAATTCAAAACACTTCTGTTACGCAACTACAAGTTACACAACACAAGGATAAGCCAAATTGGCTGGATTCAGACAATCATCCAAAAGTACTGTATACTACACGTGCTCAAACAAGCTATTATAGAGTGTATCCTGCGTCTGGTACAACACACTATCTACACAAATCTCCCTATACCTATTCTAAAGCATTTGTGAAATACTGGCCATTGTATAGTTTACTTCCTTCTATTAATCGTGTATGCCATTATAAGTTTGGAACATTTTCTACAGACCCTGTCTTATGGCCCTATAAATTTGAGTGGGATTTTGGACGTCGTTGGCTTCTTGCTGGAAATACAAAAGCAGTCTTACCAGACGGCCCTGTAATACGAGATAATAAAGCACATAAGAGTACATATAGTTAAGGGTTGCTCTCAGTATCAGATACTTCCAATTCAGTAGGTTCCCCGCCTAATCCACCTAGCAATTGTTCCAAATATACAAGGGAATTCGTATGCCCCCCAGCAGCGGCTCGTGTATACCACGTAACAGCCTCTACCATGCTTTTTGGAACACCAAGACCAAGTTGGTAGCAATATGCAAGATTGGCTTGAGATTCTAGTATATCTTGTTTCGCCAAGAGTGTAATCCACGTAACAACTTCTTTACATATTATACAGTCCTGAGCAATTGATTCATAGACGCACAAATGCTTGTGCTGATTTGTTTCTGTCTTTTTTCTATATTTAACAGCATGTACATGAGCAAGTAATTTATCAAGCCGTTCTTTTTCCGTAGTGGTCTGTAAAATACGATTCCAGTGTTCCAGTAAATACTTGGTTTGACAGTCTATACTACAATACGCTGCTACAGGTTCCTCAAGAATACGAAGCGTACCATGTTTGTATGCCATTGTTCCGTCACGATTGCAGCCAATGCATATACTCTTTGAAGCGCCCACTTTTCTGACCCTATATACTACAAGTAGTTTATGCTGTATCCAGCCTAAAAATAGTACGAAGGTAATACACTGCTGAAAAAAGGACACCGCCCCATAAGGAATCTCCAACGGCTAAATACAGTGGATATTCTTTGAATACAGCCAATACTGTAAAATCATAGACGGCATAGACAGAGAGTCCTGTTATAAATGCTTCCTTGAGACTCGTTGTTCGGAGTGCCAAGTAAGCAAGTGCAGGATATACAGCAATCCCAGCAAGAGGACGCATACGAACATTGCGACCGCCTTGGATTGTCTGAATGGCTTTTGTATACTCTCCAAAGATAAGGAGTAGCCAAGGAAGATCTAGGAGTATCATGGCAAACGCGACAAGAAGGAGTTTCCCAGTTGCGTTCATTCTATTTGTGTGTATATCTTTGAAGTAAGTAAATGAGTACCGTGGTTCAATTGGAAGCATTTGAATTGCCTATCAAAGGAACTCATATTCGGTGGTTTCTTGCTCCAAATGAACCTATCACATATCCTCCTGGATTTCAAGAACAATGTTTTATAGAATCCCCACCGTTTCAAAGAAAAATCCTTCTTACATCCCATCAGGTTTCAGAAGCATGGTACCTTGTGGATACATGGGATGCTATAGTAAACCCTTCTACTCAATCCGATTGGTCTATTATATTAACTCTTGTATTAAATCAGCCACACTCTTGTATGGTCTGTATTACTCCAGGAGTACGAATTCCTCCAGCATTATTTCAGAAATGCAAACAAGCAGGGGCAAAGGGGCCTACAATTGTAGTATTTCAGCATTTGACATTTCCTATTCCACAAGCACCTGTTGTATTTGATACGACATTTTTCCCGCCATCGGTTGTATTGGAAGAAGGATGTCACGATTCTGCAAAACAAGTCTTGCAGCAACTTCTTCCTTCGGATTCCTTTCGGACCTTTTGTCTGAAAGATGCAGTCAAGGATTTAAAAGGAGCAGGGGCAACGCTTGTGTGTTCTTCTGTTGAAAGTTCAGTACAGACTATATATTGGTATTATGCTTCGCCTACAAAACTACAAAAAACATCTCTTCTTGCTTCAGTTGTTCAAACCTTGTTGGCAAGACAATAAGTTTTATACAAAATTCCTATAATTTCGTATAAAGTATTTACATCATGGGCATCTTAGGCATTGATGGCATTGAGGGCATGCTAGGACCCGTCATGTTCATAGAGGGCATTCCCATGCTGGTTCCAGCACCGTACATCATACGGTTCTTGCGACTGTTGCGGTTCTTGCGGTTGTTGCGCCTACGACGGCCGCCAACCTGAGTTGTAAAATCCTCCTCCTCGCTCTGTCCTCCACCCATCATCTTATCTTCACCCTCACTGTCTCCGCCACCGTGCTTCTTGCGGAAGAGCTTGAAGGTTCCCTTCCTGGCAACGTAGCCTAGCTTACGAAGACGCATGATGGCCTTCTTGCCAGCTACGTGCTTGCGCCTACTGACAATGCGCCCCTTGTGCCTCATAAGGTCCTTGCGAGTGAGTCCACCGGAAGTGTGCTTGGCATTTCCGTTCCAAACCTGGACCTTGGAGCCTACAGCGGGAACCTTGGCACCACCCATCATGCTACGATTGTTCTTACGAGTTGCATTGCGCCTATTGCGATTCTTACGAGACATGGTTGCCATTGTTTCTAGTTAGAACGCACATTTTTTACATGGACAAGATTGGAACATCCCCTTGTTGAATAGATTGTACGAGTTCCTGAATCTTTGTCGGGTTATAGACTCCTGCAAAATGAACAAGAAAATCCCCAGGTTGCCAAAGACGAGTTCCCTTATAGCCTCGCAAGTATGCATTAAACTTCCATGCTTCCATAGTACATTCTATATGGGCATTGTCCTCGTGAGAAGAAGCCATTAGATTACAGATTGCCTTATTTTCCCACCAAATGTGATACAAACAGTCGGTTTGGTTCCAGACTTTCTGAAAAAAGTCTACAGCCCACGCAGAAGGTCGGAGTATCATGTTTCCAGAATTGACGTGTTGGCAAGAGTCATATGTCAAGAGCAAATCTTTATTGGGAGGCAATAAAGGAATTACATGTTCTTCTAGAGAAAGTTCTGGATTTGTTATATAGACATCGGCATCTGAAATCCATACATAGTCATACGTATCCCATAGTCCAGCAACTTCTTTCCATACAGGAACTTTGCTCCAAGCAATCGGTCTAGTACGATTCCAGACTTCTTCATGACATTCTTTATATGTATATCCGTGTTTTAGACAATAGGCTTTCTTAGAAGCAAGAAGGTCCTTCAACCCTTCTCTATAATCGGCTCCAATCGCAAGAGTGAGGACAAGGATACGCGGCTTCATTGTATACAGTTGGTACAAGGACTTTAATTCCTTAGAAAGATGGAAAAAATTGATTCAGAACCATGCTATCCAAGTATGTAGATTCCATGACAACTCCATATAAGAAGAATGAAGAAGATAGATATATATGTTCCCATTGCCCTTATACAGCACGAATTCAGTCAACTATGCATTATCATTTGAAAAAGCATCAAGGGGCTCTTCCTCACGCGTGTAAACATTGTAGTCAAAAATTCCTACAAAAAAGCCTCTTGGACCTTCATATTTCAGCAAGACATAAGGAAGTCCTTCAGACACAAGAGCAGAATAAATTCAAGTGCCCTTGTTGTAGTTATGAAGATATACGCAAAGGAAATCGTATGATTCATTTCCTACGAGTTCATTTGAAGGATTGTACAGATGCATTGAAAATTCCTATAAAAGATACTACACCGTATGTATCATCTTGTAAAGGATGTACAAATCAATTTAAAAGTATGACACAATTCTATTACCACGCTTCATCCTGTGTAACTCCAAATGAAACACACAAGTATTACAAAGATTGGAAATCTATTCAATAAATTACATGAAATCATATTCGGATGCTAAACTGTATAAATGATAGCCGAATGCTCCGAATGCTGTCAAGAGCAATAATTCATAGGCGGGTCTTGGTGTAGTTTTTTGCTTGTAGCCGATGTAGACAAGCAAAGGGCCAATCCATAGTACATGAAGTAGATTGACCCAGACATATGTAGACCCTTGTACAAGACGTATATAACTCTTGTATCCTTGGTATAAGATAAGAATTCCGCCAAGTGTCAAGAGTACTGTAAAGACCCAGTCTGGAACTACGCCTCGTGAGATACCTACCCAGATAAGGAATGGTGCTACAAGTAGTATGTGAAAAAGATTGATTAGGATATGACTGTCCATACAACCTTGTATTCTATTAGAACAGATGAACCATATCTTTACAGATGGAGCGTGTAAATCAAATGGAAAACAGGGAGCGCAAGCATCTTACGCAACTGTACTATGGTCTGAACTAGAGCCTATTACATTTGCAGCACGTGTTCCAATGTCGGAACCTCAAACAAACCAACGAGCGGAGCTACGAGGCATGGAACATGCCTTTCAGGTTATAGAAACACTACAAGGAACTATAACAATTTGGACAGATTCCGAGTATGTGCTAAAGTGTATTACAGAATGGGGACCGCAATGGAAGGCCCGTGGTTGGCGAAGGGCCGCAAATGCAAAGAAGCCGCTTGAGCATCTAGATTTGCTCAAGCCACTTATAGACTATTATGAAACCAATCAACATAGAATTCGTATTCGTCATGTAAGGGCTCATACAAACAATCCAACCTTTCCGTATACAGGAAATGCCTTGGCAGACAAGTTGGCTACAACTATATTAGAATCCTCATAATTACTTCAATACACTAAATTTATTTTTTGCGTATAACATGTATGGGATAAGATATGTTACAACTATACTAAATGCAGCAACAATATGGACTGGTTGAGATTTGAGACCCATGGCAACTAGACTGCTGCCTACCATCATTGCCGCATCTCCAAATAAGATTTTTGCTCCTCCAGCATCCGCATAGTCTTTAAACACATCCATCATCATATTTTGGCCTCGTGGAATTTGGGTAATGAATCCGTAATAGAATGCCAAATCGTGTATAAGTTGTACAAGTACGACAAGTCCTGTAAATTGGAATGGAGACCACTTTCCTCCACCATGTTTGGGTTTTACATGAAATGTATATATATAACGGGCAATTACAAATCCAATCACAATAATTAATACATCGGCTATGACAGCATTAAGACCAAATAAATCATACCAACGATTCAAGCTCTGTCCAAATACATCAGGGGCAAATCGTACAAGACATATGACAAGTAAGTCAATAAAGACTACTGCTGCTAAAATATAGAGCAAATCGCTTGTATTTCTATAGTCTCCAATATCGGCTCCCTTTGGTTTTACATATTCCTCTCCAAGATCAACACCGTCCTCACTCACCATAATTTGTCGTAGTACTTCATCGTTTCCTTGTTTGGGAATTTGGGTTGGTTGAGGTTGTTGGTATTGCTGTTGTTGTACCTGGGTAGAGCCATAGGACGGAGCTTGTTGAATAGGAGGCGGCCCTTCATTGCGTGTCTGGACTTGTGGAGCATCGCGTCTAGCAAATCCTGAAGGGGCTTCTATGGCATTGACAGACGAATAGTCCATACTATCGTACATTGTAAAGGGAAGTACATCCGATTGCATCCTCTCTATCTATGGAGTGTCTTCTTCAGTTTTCTGAAACATAGTTGGGATTGTTCTATAGCTCCTTGGACCCATGTTTGGCATAAGGACCAGCTTTCGCCGCAAACCCAGACATTAGGAAGGGCAACAGGAAGTGGATGAATGGATGTAGTTGATATGGTCTCGGGATTGTAGTGTCCTGGAAGCCAATAACTAGCTCCTGGATTCCATGGATGCGCCTTACAGAGCAGTGGCTTTGGAATGGTCCGTGTAGGAAATAGAGCCCGTATATCTTCTAGTACCATGGCTTCCAATGTAGCAGGGTCTTTTGTTATATAAGACCGTGTATCAGAACCGTCTGTATAACTAATCATAATGACTCCTTTGGAAGCATCCATGGGAAGAATGTATCGTGGTCGTTGAGGTGTTACGACTTTTCCCAGGTCAGAAAACCAAACAGGTCCTTTGCTTGTATCAAAAATCATATAGATACGTAACAGTGGTTCTGTTTTGATATGTGTAACAAGCGGGAGTCCTTTGAATGGTCTAAGAGCAGCAAGGCCATCTCGGTGTATAGCAAGTACTGCTGCTTGAGACGCTCGTAGTACAATGCGGATTCCCTCTGGACCAACACGAAATGTCAAATCGGTAGATGTGGAAGGACCTTTATACAAGGACACTAGTTTGTGATTTCCAAGTATAGTACAACCACGTGCTTCTACATCCTTTTTTAATGCTGCTACAAGAGCACTAAATCCTTCTTTCACAACACAGAATCCAGAACTGTTTCCAATTGTCCCTCCAAAGAATGATTTCAGTCCTAGATCGGCTCGTAGCGTAGACACTTCTGCCTTATAAGGAAAGTGACTAAGAATATGGTTTGTAGTGGAAACGCCGTAAATTTGATTCATAAGAGATGTGATTGTGTGGACTTCCAATACACTTTGACTCAAATGACGCAATGGTTCTAAATAAACAGGAACAAGTACTGTGTCCCATATATTTGATTCCATATCGGCTTCCGTCTTTGTAATGTAAGATGAATCGGAAGAAATAGGAATTGTATGAAGGCCATATTCCTTTAGTAAGTCTAGTACAAGACTGTGAGACTTGTGGATGCGTCCAGCTCCCATTTCCCACTGAATTCCTGTAAAATCGTGTGGTTTGTAGGTATAGGTTCTTCCACCGAGTCCTTTGTATTGTTCTGCCAAAGCAACAGAACACGTCGGATATGTCTTTAGTATAGAACGTGCTATAAGAAGTCCTGCAATTCCGCCTCCTACTACTATACAATCGTAGTGTACATGAAGCATGTCTACTACCATTGTATATTTTACTTACAAACTAACTAGTTCAAATCAATTCATACTTATTCCGCAATAGGAACCCCTTTGGATTTGAGCCACTCAAAAATATCTGGAAGGGAACTAGGTACTGGTTTTGCATCTACAAACACTCCGTCTTTTATGATGGCAAAGGACGGAATAGAACGAAGACTGCAGTATCCAAGTGTATAGGTATTTTCGTCAATATCACAGCTGTACCATTTTACTAAAGGAGTTGCCTTGACAATGGATGCCTTATCTAGTTTTTTACAAGGGCCGCACCATTTTGCAGAAAAAGATACAATGACCCATGGTTCGTAGTTGTCAAAAAAGCCGTCTTCTGTAGGCCTTCTAGGTCGTAGCATGCTTTCAAATGCCTCGTGGCTTGGGAGGGGTGTCATTCCGTTTGCGTCCATCGTGTTCTTTCTGGAAGAGTGGTTTTTCTGTATTTAAGCGTTTTACCGCAATATAGGTTGCTCCGCCTACAAGTATGGCAAAAAACAGCAAACAAGCAGCATTGGAAACTGAAAAGGAATCTGTTGTACCTAAGGAACCGCCTCCCACCTGGTTTGTTTCCACAAGTGGTGCTATAGATGCTGGATTTGGTAAAGGAGCTGGTACTTTTGGATTGGCGGCCAAAGAGGCAATTGTTTTCGCAGCAGCAGGAGTTGTTGCAGCAAGTGCTGCCAATCCTTCTGGACTTGCCAATACGTTCAAACGCTCTTTCAAATCTTCCGCAGCAGAGGTCACTCCGTCAAATGGTGTACTTGTTGGATGTACAAGAGAGTCTGCGAGTTTTGTCCCTTCGGCTGCATTTTTTCCAACCTGGTCTACAAACTCTCTTTCAGAATGGAGCATATTTGCCGCCATTCCTGAGGTATTTGTAGCAATGTTTCCAAGATTGGACGCAACTGTTTTTACAGAAGGTCCAACAGCTTCTGCTGTCTTTTTTACTTGGGTTCCTACTTTCAGCGCCACATCTCCAACTTCTGGAATCAGTTTATTTGCTTGCTTATGTACCTCGGAGGAAATTGTTCCAACTGTTTTGGCAACTCCTGTTACAGTGTCTGCAACTACTTCTACGGTTTCAGAAGCAGCGGCAACAGGAGGTAATACAATTCCTATAAGGGATTTAACAGCCGCACTTAGAATTACTATAAGTGGCTTTGTAATTGCTGTCAAGAATTTAATAAATGGCCCTGCGATTTGTTCAAATACTTTTCCAAGGGTTGTAAAGAACCAACCGAAGAATGCAATGATTGGTTTGAAGAACCATCCTAAGAACCATCCAATAAATCCAAATACACGGCTAAACAATGCTCCAATGGCAGTAAATATGTCGCTAATTCCTCCAAAGAGCGTAGATCCTGTATCCCTTGGACCCAATTTACTGGGGCCATAATAGTTCATGGAAATTGTGAATGGAAAGATTCGTTCAGGTCCTTTATCAAAGAGATTCTTTGGAGCAAAGGTTGCTCGCCCCGCGTTATAGAGACCCCAAATTATATTAATGGGCCATAAGAATATGATAAATGATGTGAGAAATTTTGCCATAGCCCCATTTATATCTCCTGCAACAACATAATCAAATCCAAAGGGAAGTAATAGCAAAAGCATATATAGTAGATAACGAAATGGAGACTTGGAATGAGGTGTGTTGGGAGGATGATTGTCTAGAAACATTCCAGCCCCAATTCCTAGAGGGCCAACAAGAGGAGCAGACAATCCGTATTTCATAACATAGGATTTTTCTCCAATAATTTGAATAATGTCATAGAAATACCAGATTCCCAATCCAAATATGTTTACAATTGTTTTTAGTAGGGCAGTTGTAGGACTACGAAGATACAAGTGGTCTAAGCCAAATAGACCTCCAAGAAGTGTAATTACAATAAGAGTCCAATACGAATACCATGGAGATTTCCAATATGCTTCTTGTGTATGCTCAAATAATTTTGAGTATGCTTTTTTATACTCTTCTGTCGTGGGATTCGTTGCACCCATAGCGAACGCCCTTCCTGTTTCGTCAAGTAGAATTTTATGGAATACAATTACACAGAGAATAATAGACCTGCATATCCATCAATTACACGAAGAATATTGTAATTTGTTGCGTAGACATAGGCGGTTAAAGGGCCAAAATTATACATACTACTACCACCTCCACCACCGCCACCACTAGCCCAAACTCCACCGGTCCCATTCTGTGTATTGAGTCCTAATTGAAGTACAAGATTGTCAATTCGGCTTGCGTTCAATGTTCCAGAAGGCTGAAGGTCTTCAGGTTTCAGGGCAATGCTATAGACATAAATATATTGATCGGAAGGGACTCTTGTGTGTCGTTGATAGGGTTGAACTAGACGAAAGAAGACAGGGTCTCGGGCATCAAATCGGTCCTGTCCATCAAGTTGCAACTTTGCGTTTACGAGCAAGTCCGTCCGATTGGGTGGAAACATTCCAGGGCTTACATAGGAATTCATTTGAAATTCATATGCCCCAAGACTACTCCAATTGAAATATTCATGGCGATTTGTCATAATATTTCTTTGAAGAACCCAGATAAATTCCTTAATGGGATGATTAAATTGCAGAGAAAGTGTGGCAGAGGCCGAGTTTTCTGGAATGGCAAGAGGAGGAGTGTATTGAATCTGTTCTATGAGATACTCCAATGTACTACTTACAAAGCGTCTTCGTTCAGGAACATCTAGAAATACATAGTCACCCCAGAGTTCAATTCCAAGTTGGGCTGGTGCAACACTAAGACCTGCATTACATCCCAAATTGGGTGATCCAGCAGCTTCGCTCTTATATAAGTCTTTTGTGTAAAACATATTCTGTAAAGGAGCAAGGGTCAGATTGATACGAATAGGATGGTATTGCATTGCCAAGAGGGGGAGATAGACACCGGGATTTTTTGTAAACCAGAAGCGAAGAGGGATGTATAATATTTGAGGACCCATAATAGGCTCATCGTATGCTTGAGGATAGGGGCCTCCAGTTCCTGGCGTTATAAGGGAGCCTACAACAGGAACTCCAGAAATATCTACATTGAGATTTCCAGCTTGGACATTATATACAGAAGGGTTCACAGATGGGTTTGCTCCAGACAAATCAGGGCGACTGTTGTGATAGTCAAGCAATGGGTATCCAGGCCTTTGTCCAGTCATTTGACGAAATCCATCTATTTGACTTGCATCTGTGGTCAAAGAAGACCAGAGTTCCATCCATTGGCCAGTATGTTTGTCAATTTCTTGTTCGCCGATTTGAATACTAATTTCTTGGATAAGACTGTGCCCAGGACTGTTTACATAGCCAATGGGTTGGAGTTGGGTTGTGCTTCCTTTGACATAGGTATTGGCAAGGTAGAGTTGGGGAAGTGTAATTTTTAAAAATACAGGGCCAAGTAAGTCTCCATTGCGAGGCACAAGACATGTGATTTTTTGACCAAAATTGGGAGACCCGTCAAAATACATTTGTTGGGATTCTATAGCAAAATTTGTATAGCGTCTATATACGAATTTGAACCATGTGACAGACGGATTCCCAGTCAAAAAGACATCTTGTTTTCCTTGAGCAACAAGTTGTAGTAGGCCACCTCCCTGTGTCATTCTTTCCTGATAAAGGCGAAGGCTTTTAGCACTCGTCTTTCTGACTTGGGTCTAATGATCGGCGGTCTAAAAAGGTAGATGTACATGGTAGAAGACTATGTCATCCGGGCCAGTGAACTTAAATATACAGACATTCTCTTGGGTAAATTCCCTTCCATTGAGTACAAATACTACAATATATCCAGATTATACAATGTTTGCAACATCCAATGGATATTTAGAACCATATTCATTCTACCAATATACAAATCAGTCTGGATTTGTAGATACGTCCACCCTTACCACCACATTTAATACGGCACTTACAAGCACTACGAACTATATAGGAAAAGTATTTATGTCTACAATTCCTTATACAACATGGATTAGTACAAACAATGTGGGAACAACTGTACGTCAAACAACCTATCCGTTTACCTACATATCTTCATTTCCTTGTACATTTTCTACATTTATATCAACAATTCCAGGAATTCCTCCAAATAATATAAGTACATTTCAGTCTACTTCTACAAATTTTGGTCCATACCCTAGTTCTCTTTATGCAGCATCGTATCCATTTAATTTTACAAGTACATTTACTACCATAGGCACTGACTCAAATATGACGATTCAAACAAGTAATTTGTGGTTGGGTGAAGGAATGTCAAACTTAATTAATTCAAAAAAGTACAATGTATTTGTGGAACATACATATTCATTATGGGTAAGTACAGTTGTAAGCAGACCAATTACATGGATTAGTACAACTACAACAATAGGAAATACATCTGGAGCTAGTGGTCGTACGGCAGTTACACGAATTCCAAATACGACTTACACGGAGGTGACAAATAGATTTATGTTTAAACCCCAAGTAAATAGTGCATTTCCTAGAGAAATATCATTGCAAGCATCAAATTATAATCTAACTATTTACCTCCAGAGTACAATATTCAATACAAATCGTGCTACACCTTCTTTTGATATCTACATTCCCGGTGAAAATAACTTTACATTTACGCTTGTTCCTGTTACATCTACAATTATAAACTAAATATTACTCAAGTAAAAAAACAGGATTTATTGTCTCTAATACAATAGAATGCCATTATCATATCCTCCTAGCGTAAGGGATATTTATAATAATACATTTTTTATCGGTTCTTCTATTTCTACATCTACACCTCCGCCAGGATATGTCTTGGTGTCAGATGGAAATGGAGGGTCCAAATACCAGGATACACTTGACTTTTTGACCCTTTCTACCTTATATGTAAGTAGTTTTGTTTCTACACATGCCTTGACAGTTTCTACAATTAATGGATACCAATTCAATGGAGGTGGTGGTTCTGTAAGTCCCAACTTAACTCTTTCTACCTTGTATGTAAGTAGTTTTGTTTCTACACATGCGTTGACAGTTTCTACAATTAATGGATACCAGTTCAATGGAGGAGGTGGGGGTGGTTCAGGAAATGCACTTACAGAGAATTTCACAGTTGCTCTTGGGTATGATAATGCTCGTTCAGTTACAATTTTATATTCCTATGATGGAAAAACAAATTGGCAATCCGCAGTTAGCCCATTTAGTACAGGACAAGCATATAGTGCTGCTTGGAATGGGTCTTTGTGGGTAGCGGTTGGATATGGTGCTTCAAAATCAATTGCTACATCCTCGGACGGAATACTATGGACTCCTATTCCTCTTGAGGATCCATTTCTTGGAGCTATAGGAAGAGGAGTTGCGTGGAGTGGATCGTTATGGGTAGCAGTTAGTGATGGTAATAATGGAAGTTCATTTGCCACATCACCAGATGGAATTACATGGACTCCTCGCAGTTCAAGTGCATTTGCTCAATATGTAGCAGCTGGGATTGCGTGGAATGGGTCTTTATGGGTAGCAGTTGGAAATAATTCCACATATACTAAATCAATTGCTATATCGTATGATGGAGTAACATGGGCTGTACCAGTAAATGACCCATTTACCACACTAACAGGACTTGCAACAGGTATTGCATGGAATGGGTCTTTATGGGTAGCATCTGGAGGAATTCAGGGCAATACTTCATGTATTGCCACATCATCAGATGGTTTACATTGGACTCTTCAAGTATCAAATCCATTTCCTGGAGCCTTGGCAAATGGGGTTGCATGGAATGGAACTTTATGGGTAGTAGTTGGGCGCGATAGTACATATAAACATACAATTGCTACATCTCCAGATGGAATAACTTGGACTGCTGTAGATAGTGACCCATTTGGTGCTGGAACTGCACAAGGTGAAGCACTTAGTATTGTATGGAACGGATCTATATGGATAGCAACTGGATTATCTAATGGCGTAACTGTGTTATTCGCTACATCCCAGGATGGTTTTATATGGACTGTTACTGATGGAACAAGTCTATTTAACGGGGGTCAAGGAAAAGGAGTTGCTTCTCGCCGTGTATTGCCCTATGTTGGAGAAACAATTGTACAACCAACCAATCTCTATGCTTCAACATTAACTGTTTCTAC